CATGCCGTGAATGCCGTCCGTGCAGAGGACAAGCCGCTCGAGGGGCTGGATCGGCCGTGGACCGAAGACGTCCACTAGGACCACCGGCTCCGACCCTATGCTTCGAGTCAGAACGTTTCGATCTGGGGCGGCGCGCGCTTCGTCGGCTGTGATCTGGCCGGCGGCAACCCTCGCAGCGACGAGGGAGTGATCGTGGGTAATCTGTGAGGCTTTCCCGCCCGTCACGAGGTAGGCACGCGAATCCCCGACATTGGCGATGACGACCGTCGCGTCAGGCTCCGACACGACGGCGACAACCAGAGTTGAGGCCGCGGCACCATTGCCCGTAATCGCAAACACATTGCGATTGGCGAGGGTAAATGCCTCGGTGAGTGCGGCGGCTGGATCGGTCCAACGTTCGTTGGCGAGATAGTCGACGGCGGTTTCGACTGCCGTCAGACTTGCGCGCTCACCCTGCGGCCCCCCACCGACTCCGTCTGCGACCGCCCAGATGGAGAAATGCCGGTCGCCGCGAGCGACTTTCTCGGCCCTTGCGTAATCCTCGTTGTTGGGGCGGACTCGGCCTACGTCGGTTGAGGTCGACACCTCAATAACCGGCGCGCCCGTCCGCAGTAACTCGGCTCGCTCCAGGTGAGTCAATGTGTCCCGTCTCGCTTCATTGCGATCCCCCGCAATTCGATCTCAAACGCAAGCGTCGGTGCTCTCGACTCCGCGGCCTTCCGCCAGGGGTCGGGAGCGACGAGGGAGATCCCGGTTCCCACCAGGCCGATTCCGCGAACTAGGGTTGCCGCCAAGCTCCCAAGTCGTGCCGAGCGAGGTCTTCGCGGTCTACGAGGAGCAAGTCAACCGCTCGACGCTCACCGCCATGCTATGTGCACATCATGAGGGAGTTGCGGCAGCGCCGCGACGTGTGTGCAGCACCTAGCCGGGCGGCGGGAGCAGCGACGCGTCGGGCTTGCTTTGCGTCGGCTGCCTGTGCACGTCGAAGCGGGCCACATCATTCGCTCCGTTCCTGCCGGAAAGCAAGTCACAATCGCCCTGCGGCCCCGACCAAGCGGTCGCTGGGGTCACAGTAGGCGTATCTTCGTGGACGTTCGGCCGGGACCGGTGGTCTCTTGGCCTCCCGACCGGCGGCGAAGGGGTGGCACGTTGGCGCTGACCGGCGGGGTCGCGGACAAGTTCGGGAATCTATACGAAGGCCGTTGGACCGTAGCGTGTATGGCGGAGGTCCTGGCCGACCGGTGGACCTCGATCACGCTCGAGCCCTATGATGGCTTCAAGATCGAGTTCACCGGGGTCTGCGCCGACGGATCTGCTTAGCACCATCAGGCCAAGCGTCGGGCACCAGGCCAGCGATAGACGCCCTCGAATTCGAGGTGGCTTTCGGCCCCTGTTATCTCGGCCACCGCTCCCCGCCCCTTCAACGTTTGCGCGAACGCCATTCTGACCTCCACATAGGTCAACGAACAGCGGTGGCAAAGTATGTCAACGCTATGGTAGTCCGGGTTGGCGGCGCCGGTTCCTCGGCATTACCAACGCGCACCGGACAGTTCCGAGCGGGCGGTTCGCCGACTGTCGGGCGAGGACCACTTGAGGAGACTCGAACCGCGGCCTTACTAGAAGTCGATCGGATCGGCGCTATGGTTTCATGTTGTCGGTCATTCGGGCCTTCGACGCGACCTCGACTCGGCGCTTCCACGCGGTCCGCACCCCTCCACCGCGATACGCCCCACTGTGCCCGGCCGGCAGGCCGCAGAGTTCGATCGACGGCCCAGGGGCGAGGAGCCGGACGTCCCCCTACTGCGCCTGCGTCCCGAGTCGTGCCGCTCGCATCCTGGCTATCTCGGAGCGGGCGAAGAGGACGAGGCCGGGCTCGTCGTTGATCGAGAGAGCGATATTCGCATACCGCCAGGCGTCGCAGGCATCGTCGTTCGACTTCATCGGCGAGTCAGCCATCTCGCCACTGCCGCGCTCCTGCTTCCAGACGTAGGCCGGTACCTCGCCCAGCAAGCCCGTGCAGGTCGGTGAGACCGTCATGCCCGCTGCCAGCGCATCGGTGACCGCGGTAATGCCGGCGAGCACGTCGTTGTTGGCCTTGACCATGGCGAGCCCGGCGCGGCGGCATTGCTCGATGTAGGCGGGCTCGGACGGATCCGCGTAGAACCTGCAGTGGTAGCGGGCGTGGAGGGCTTTGAGGGCCGGGATGACGTTCTCGATCGTGAGGCCACGACCGTAGACCTCAGCGAGGGTAGCGCGGCGCCCGGAGCCCGACTCGCCCACCACTTCGCAGGCAAAGGCATGGCGAAAGCCCCAGTCCACGCCCGCCACCACGCGCTTCCAGCTCGGTCTGCTCTGGCTCGGCTATCTGGTCGTCGGGGATGAACCAGATCCCACCCTCGGCGGCGACCCATTCACCAAGGTGATAGCGGCGGTGGAAGTAGTCGTCTGGACTAGCCTGGGCTTCGGCGATGTAGTCGGCCGCAAGGGTGGGGTTCTCGAACGTAGAGGCATGGAGGTAGACACGCGAGGGTGACTGTGGCGTGAAGCGGGCCTTGAGCCAGTGGCAAGGACCCGCGGGGTTGGTGGCCGCGGTGATCTGGTGGTAGGGAATGCCTGGCCAGGACAGGCGGCCCTTGGCCATGACCCAGTCGCCCTCACTGCACTCTGCCGCCTCGTCGAGAAAGGCCCAGCCCAACTCGACCGAGCCGACCTTGGAGGGGACGCCTGTGATCGGATCGGGATCTAGGCCGAAGAGCCAGATACGCGAGCCGTTGGCGAGCTCATACCAGTGCTGGGCGGCGTTGGATCGGGCGATCGCGCCCGGTGGCACGACATCGACGAGGAGTGTCCGTTCGGTCGAGGCCGGCAGCGAGGCTGCGGTCTTGCGGAAGATCCCGATCGGGATACCTGGGTAAGTCTGGGCGAGGTAGTAGGCCTTCTCGCAGCCGATGCGGCTCTTGCCTGCCCGAAAGGCACCCGAATAGAGGACTTCGGGAGCCCGCGACTCGAAGAAGACCCGCTGCTGCTCGTTTATGAAACGAGGCCCAAGCTCGGCTCGCAGAGCTTCGAGCGTCGTGCGGGGCATGCCGCGCAGTAGGTCCCTTGCGGGGGTATTCATTCCTCCTCCTCGGCTAGGACTTCGTCGATGGCCTTGCGCAGAGCCGCCTTCTCGTGGTCGCCCATCCCCGCGAGCACCTGCTGTGTCACGATCGGACCGCCGGCTGCTCCCGTCAGCTCAAGGCGGGCGTTGTCGCGGTACACCGCAGGTCGATGTGCCCGCAGCAGGAACATGAGGAGCGAGTCGCTTGTCGATAGAGCACGCCTCCGGGCCTCGGCTTCGAGGCCGTCGATGGCGTCCTCGCGAGCCTGGGCCCAGTCCGCGGCGAACCGCGGATCGCGTGCCCGGCGTTTGTAGACGGTGTCGCGGTCGATCCCGGCACTCAAGGCCGCGAGACGGACAATGCCCGACGCGCGGAATGACTCGATAAAGCGGGGGCCCCAGTCAGCCCTGTGCGCCCTAGCCATCGACCCGTACCGCCTTTCCGCCGCTGAAACCCTGCCAGCGCTCGATACACACCTGAGCGTAGGCAGGGCTGATCTCCAGGCCGTAGCAGCGACGAGCGGAGCGCTCCGCCGCGATGAGGCTCGTTCCCGAGCCCAGGAACGCGTCGTAGCAGATGTCGCCCGGACGGGTGTGGTAGGCGATCGGGCGGGCGAATAGCTCGACCGGCTTCTGCGTGGGGTGGATGCCGTTGGACTCGCCGATCTGATCGACCGCCCAGACCGTGCTCGCGTTGGCGGGCGGCTTGCGGCGTGGGGATGCACCTTCCACCCAGCCGTAGAAAGCGGGCTCGTGCTGCCACATGAAGTGCGAGTGCGTCAACACGGCCCGCGCCTTGACCCAGATGAGCTGCTGATGGACGAGCAGGCCGCACGCGCTCCAAGCCGCCTCGACGAGGGCTTGACGCTTGTGGGCGTGCCACTGGTATATCGCGACGTGCGGCGCGAGATGGGGCAGGGCGGCCTCGATGAACGAGCGGAAGAACGCCACGCCTGCGGCCGGGTCTACATAAGCGTCCCAGTGCTTGTCCTTGACCGATCGGCGGTTGTGCCAGCTCTGGGGGTGAGCGCCCCCGTCGTAGTCGACGAGATACGGCGGGTCGGTCGCCATAAGGGTCGCGCTCTCTCCGTCGAACAAGCGCGCCACATCGTCGGGCTTCGTGCTATCGCCGACCAGCAGGCGGTGCCCGCCCAGGAGCCAGAGATCACCTGCCTGGACGTAGACGTCCGCGGCGGCGGGAACGGGCGGGGCAGCTTCGGGATCGGTCAGGCCACCGGCGGTGATTCCGCTCTGCTGCGCGAGATCCGCGAGCATCGCGCGAAACGCCTCGTCGGATGGCGTGAGATCGCGTAGCAGTTCCTCGAGCTTGGCTGCATCGGCTCCGGCCATCGCCGCGAGGGGATCGAGCGACGCGAGGACCAGGCGCTCCTCCTCTTCGGACAGATCGACGTAGGTGACCGGCACGGACGGCTCACCTCTCGCGAGGGCAAGCTCGACTCGGAGATGACCATCGACGAGATGTCCGGTCCGGCGGTTGACCATTACAGCGGCGACCCAGCCAAGCTCGGAGAGCGCACCCTCTAGAGCGCGTTGCTGCTCGCCCGGATGAACTCGCCAGTTGGCAGGATTGGCGATGAGCCCTCCGGGTGGCTCTTCACCGTGGCCGACGATACGGGAGCGCCAGGGGGTTGCTTCCTCGGGGGCTGGCTTTGGGCAGGACGAACGGGTGCGTTGAACGCGTGACATAGCTATTCTCCGGCGTCCTGGAGCTTTGGAAGTCCTCGATGAGTCCGAACGTCGGACCTGGGGACTTTCATAGATTCAGGAAGCTGTCGCGATCATACACCCCAATCCCGCATAAGTGAACAGGCGTGCGGTTGAACAAGCGCTCTTATGGGGCCCTAGATGTTCGCCGCCAACGCGTCGAGAATGCGAGTCAGCCCGCCACGAGTCCGGCTCGGGTCAGAGCATCCGCGGCCCGAACACCGAGCGCCTCGGGAGTCTGGCGGGCATAGCGTCGGGTCGGCCCGGTCGAGGAGNGACCAAGGTATCGACTCACTTCTTCGAGCGGCATGCCGTTGTTGACCAACAGCGTTGCTGTGCCGTGGCGGATGCGATGTGAGCCGAAGCAGCGCAGGCTCCCGCCTCCCGCGTGGTATCGGCGGGTCAGCATGAGCGAGAGGGAATTGGTCGTGAGTGGCGCCGGCTTCCCGCCGGCATGCGAGAGGAAGAGCCAGCCGGGATCGCCGGCTGGGGTGGGGGAGGGCAGGAAGGCGGCTCGTCCGTGATCGAGATAGGCAGATATCGCGCTCGCGGTTCCCGGTTGCAGGGCAAGCTCGAGGGTCTTGGCGCCCTTGGCCCGCCGGAAGCGGATGACCGCGCGCTCGAAGTCGACATCGCCTATCCGCAGGAGACGGACACTTGAGTTGCGGGCCGCGGTTGTGACCAGGATCGAGACGATCGCCGCATCCCGCAGATCAAGTGGTCCCTCTCCGGCACAGCCCCGTTCGAGGGCATGCAGGTCGTCAAGTGTGGCGCTCTTTGTCGGTGTCTCCTCGCTGGGGAGGAGGGGATTGAGGGCCGCTCGCCGCCGAGAGCGACGGAAGGGATTGGCCGCAAGAAGGCCCTCATCTACGAGCCAGATCGCGAGTGAGCGTATCGGTCGGACATAGGCATTGACGCTGTTGGCCGAGAGCGTCTGAACTGGGCCGACTTCTAAGGATCGCGCGAGGGCATTGGGTGCTCCGCGCCAGACCCTTGAGACCTTGGGCCTCGTTCGCAGGTCGCTCACATATTCGACGAGGGTCATGAAGTCGAGCGAATCGGTCGTTGCCGGCAACCCGCGAGCGTCGAGCCAGTCGAGCAGGCGGGC